AAGGGTAGGTAAGCCTTAGAGCCTACCTGCCCTTTTTTAATACTTAAATAATTATGGCTTGTGATTTAACTAGAGGTAGAAAAGAACCTTGTAAAGACGTAGTAGGCGGTATAAAAGCTGTTTATTTTACTGATTTTGGTGATCTCGGAACTGTATCTTATACAGATGCTCCTAATGGAGATTACGAAATTGCTACTCTTTCAGGAACTTTTGATGCCTATAAATATGACGTAAAAGGAAACTCTTCTCTTGAGCAAACTATCAATGCTTCTCGTGAGAATGGAACTTCTTTTTATGAGCAAACACTTAACCTAACCCTACACAAATTAAGCAAAGAAGACCACAAAGAAATTAAAATTTTAGCTGCTGGTCGACCTCATATTGCCGTTGAAGATTACAACGGTAATGTAATGATGGTAGGTTTAGAACACGGTGCTGACGTATCTGGCGGTACAATCGTAACTGGTGCTGCTATGGGAGACCTTAGCGGATACACACTTACATTTACTGCACAAGAAACTGCTCCTGCTAATTTCTTAGATTCACCAACTGCTGGTGATCCATATGCTGGAACTGCAACAAATGCGACTATAGTAGTAGGAACTAACTCTTAAACATAGTAGGTTCTTAAACGCAATAGGCCTCACCTTTATGGTGGGGCTTTTTTGTAAACAAATAATACATCTTTAAGTTATATATATATGAAAGTATTACTTCCATCTACTGATGAGCAAATAATTAAGATTATACCAAGAACTTATGTCGAGGCTAGTGATCTTAGTTTAGTTATAACAAGGGACGGAACTGGTGAAACGGAAACATTAACAAGTCTTACCTCAACCATTGATGGTAACTATATAAGCATCCCTTGCACTTTTTCAATACTTTCTGAAGGTAGTATTTATTTTATGGAGCTTAAACAAGGCTCTACACTGTTATTTAGGGATAAAGTTTATGTTACGGCACAGACCGACAGAACGCAAAAACACACACTAAACACAGGTAAATATACAGAGCATAGTGCTGCTCCTACTGGAGAAAAATATATAACAATATAATATGCCTAGAAAGAATAAACCGACAGGAACAATTAGAGTAGTAAACCTACAGGGATATACTATTCCTGAAATTAAGGAGGACTACAGAAATGATTGGGTTACCTACGGACAGGATAATAATTACTTTGGGGACTTGATTGATAATTACCTAAGTAGTCCAACAAACTCTTGCTGTATCAATGGTATTGTAGATATGATTTACGGAAGGGGACTGAGTGCAACAGACAGTGAAGAAAAACCTGAGATGTTTGCTCGTTTCAAAATGATACTGAAAGATGAAGAGGTAAAAAAGATAGTAAATGATTATAAATTACTTGGCCAAGGTGCTGTTCAGGTTGTTTACAATAAGAGTAAGACTAGAATTACTTCTCTTACGCACTTCCCTATGGAAACGCTAAGAGCAGAAAAAGCAGACGAAGGAAAGATAAGAGCATATTACTACCACCCTAAATGGAGTGAATACAAGCCATCCGACAACCCAAAGAGAATCCCTACGTTTGGCAATGGAAAAGATAATGAGCTTAGAGAACTTTATATTATTAAACCGTATAGACCAGGGTTCTATTACTATGCGCCTGTAGATTATCACGGATGTTTACAGTACTGTTCGCTAGAAGAAGAGGTATCTAACTACCACATAAACAATATTCTTAACGGTCTACAGCCATCACTCTTAATCAACTTCAACAATGGAGTTCCTGATGAGGAGGCTCAACAATTAATTGAAAGCAAAATCCAAGATAAATTCGGAGGGACATCTAACTCAGGTAAGTTCATTTTAGCGTTCAATGAAGACCCAGACCGTCAAGCTGACATAGAGCCTATACACCTCCCAGATGCACACGCACAGTATCAGTTCCTTGCTGATGAGGCTCGTGAGAAAATTATGCTCGGTCACAGAGTTGTTTCTCCGATACTTCTTGGGATAAAAGACAATACGGGGTTTGGTAACAATGCGGAGGAGCTTAGAACAGCTTCTGTCCTTATGGATAACATTGTTATACGCCCATTCCAAGAAAAGATTATAGAGTGTTTGAAGACTATGTTGGAGTTTAACCAAATTGACTTAAACCTATACTTTGTTACTCTACAGCCTATTGAGTTCACTCAGTTAGATAATATTGAAACTAAGATTAAACGTGAAGAGGAGACGGGAGAAAAACTGTCTGCAATGGATCGAGTAAAGTCACTATTTAAAAAGAAAGAAGATGGCGAAAGCACTGTTCATAACGACTAACGACCTAAGAAGAAAATCCCTTGTGGGAGGGTCTGTAGATGCTGATAAGTTTATTCAGTTCATCGAGGTAAGCCAGGATATTCACATTCAGAATTATTTAGGCACAAGTCTGTATGATAAGATATCTACTTTGATTACTGGTGGCACTATAGACGATGCTGCGAATGCAGCCTACAAAACACTCCTGAACGACTATATAACACCGATGCTTATATGGTTTGCTCAGTCAGACTATTATATGTTTGCGTCCTACCAAGTAAGTAACGGAGGTGTTTATAAACATCGAAGTGAGTCCTCAGAGACTCCTTCGATGGAAGAAATACATTATCTAGTTGAGAATTCAAAGAGTAAGGCTCAGTTTTATACTAGAAGATTTTTAGATTATATAATAGACAATAGCAGTAGCTATCCTGAATATAATGACTCTAGCCAAGATGGAATGTATCCTGACAAGTCTGATAACTTCAATGGATGGGTATTATGAGATATAAACCAAAAGAACAAAACATAAATAAGTTAAAACAGTTTTTAAGTAGATGCCAATACCAAATCCAAAATCAGGAGAAAAGCAAAGGGAGTTCATCCAAAGATGTATTATCCAAATTAGCGGAGAATATGGTAAACAAAAGGCGTTAGCAATATGTTATGATAAATACAGAAATAAATAATTATGGCAAGTTTAACAGGCAATAAAATAAAAGATACCTACAAAGGTATAATAAAGACAAGCGACAATGCTGAACTCAGTGGGGCTGCTAAAGAACTTACTGATGGTAATGGTAATGGATCTGGCGTTTATTTAGATAACGCAGGTAATGTATCAGCTACATCTTTTACAGGTGATGGTTCAGGTCTTACTAATTTGCCTAGTGGTGGTGTATCTTCTGTAAACACACAAACAGGCGCAGTTGTTCTTGACACAGATGATATTGGAGAAGGTAGTACCAATCAATACTTTACAACTGTAAGAGCAGTAAACGCAGTTACAGGTGGTAATTTAGATATGAGTAGCTACGATATAACTACCACAGGAAAGATTTACTTTGCTAATGTATTTAGCACAGAAGGAGATTTACCAAGTGCATCTACATATCACGGTATGTTCGCACACGTTCACGCAACAGGTAAAGCATACTTTGCACATAGTGGTTCTTGGCACAAATTATTAGATGAAGATAGCAGTAACACAGATGATTTATCTGAAGGCAGTACTAATCTTTACTATACAGATGCTAGAGTAAGTGCAAATAGCACAGTAACTGCGAATACAGCTAATATTAATACAGAGATTTCTGACAGAGAATCTGCTGATACCACCTTACAATCTAACATAGATACTAATACGGCTAGTATATCTAGCAACAATACTGACATTGCTACGAATACCGTCAATATAGCAAGCAATGATACTGATATATCTAATTTACAATCTAGTAAGCAAAATGTAAGTGAAAAAAATCAAGCTAATGGTTATGCTCCTTTAGATAGTAGTGCTAAGATTCCAATAGCTAACCTACCTGATTCTGTTGTAGGGCAAGTGGAATATCAAGGAACTTGGAACGCTTCTAACGACACCCCTAGTTTACCATCCGCTTCTGCATCTAAAGGATATTATTATGTAGTAGCTACCGCAGGAACATATCAGACTATATCTTACGCTATTGGAGATTGGGTAATATCAAATGGTTCAGATTGGGAGAAAGTAGATAACACAGATGCGGTAACTACGGTATTTGGCAGGCTAGGTGCTATTGTAGCTAACGAGTCTGATTACAATAGTTTTTATCCTTTGATATCTGATTTAACTACTACTAATTCAAATGTTAGCACTAACACATCTAACATTACAACTAATACAACGGATATTGCAACTAATGTAACGGACATTGCAACAAACGCAACAAACATTACAACCAATACCACTAACATAACTGCTAATACAACTAAATTATCTGGTATTGAAGCTGGTGCAGAAGTAAACCCAACTTCAACAGATGAGTTAGCAGAGGGCAGTAGTAATTTATACTACACAGAAGCAAGGGTGTCTGCAAATACAAGTGTTACTGCTAATACAGCTAAAAACACTTACCCAACCGCAGATGCAAATAAGCTTTCTGGTATCGAAGCTGGTGCAGAGGTAAACCCTACAAGCACAGATGAGTTATCTGAAGGTTCTACAAACTTGTATTATACTGAGGCTCGGGTTTCATCAAATACAAGTGTAGCAGCTAATACTGCTAAAAATTCATACCCATCTGCTGACTCTACAAAACTTGCAGGAATCGAAGCAAGCGCAGACGTAACAGACGCTGCAAATGTAACCGCAGGTCTAGTTGCAGCTACAAATATTTCTTCAAGCGATAAATCTTCTATACTTGCGAACATTGGAGCTGGTACAGGCTCAGGAGCTGTTGATAGTGTTAACGGAGCAACAGGCGTTGTAACATTAGATACTGACGATATTTCAGAAGGCACTACAAACTTGTATTACACAGATGCAAGAGCAGATGCTAGAGTAAACTTACAAACAGGCTCAAACTTAGACCTATCCAATAAAAGCACAAGCGATTTAAGTGAGGGTACAAATTTATACTTTACAGACGCAAGAGTTTCTGCCAATTCAGCAGTATCAGCAAATACGGCTAAAAATAGTTATCCTACGGCTGATGCTAACAAGTTATCTGGGATAGAGGCTGGCGCAGAAGTTAACCCGACAAATACTGATGGTCTATCAGAAGGGTCTAGCAACCTTTACTATACTGAGGCAAGGGTTTCTGCGAACACTAATGTAGTGGCAAATACAGCTAAGATTAGTTTTGATAGCGCAAGTAGCACTAAACTATCAGGCATAGAAGCAGGAGCTGAAGTAAATACAGTAGATAGTGTGAATGGAGCAACAGGAGCAGTATCTCTTGATACGGCAGACCTTACAGATGTATCTGCTACCGCACCATCTGACGGACAAGTATTACAATATAACAGCACCAATTCTAATTACGAGCCTGTAACATTAAGTAGTACAGCACCTGTTGACAGCGTTAACGGACAGACCGGTGCAGTAACCTTAGACGCTGACGATATAAGTGATTCAGCGACTACAAACAAATTTACAACTGCCGCAAACCTTACTAAGCTAGGCAATATATCAGTTACTCAAGCAGTAGATTTAGATACGATAGAAAGTAATGTAGCAACGAATAACGCTAAAGTGGGTATAACTACCCAACAGGCAAACGATATAACAGCAAACAACGCTAAAGTAGGAATTACCACTCAACAAGCTAATGACATAACGGCTAACAATGCTAAAGTTAGTATGGTACTTGGCACAACAGCAGGTACGGCATTAGAGGGAGATACTGCTTTGTTACAATTAGGAACTACATCTTCTACGGCTTTGGCAGGTAATACAACTACTATATCAGCTTCACAAGCTAGTGCTATTATAGCTAACACAGCAAAGAACTCATATCCTAGTGCAGACGCAACAAAAGTAGGTCATATAAGCGTTACTCAGGCTGTTAACTTAGATACAATGGAGAGCAATATAGCCACTAACAATGCTAAGGTGTCAGATACAGGTACTCCCGCAATAACTTCTAATGGTTCTACTCCAAGTTTAAACACAGGTATTACAGCTGCTGAAGTCCGAAGTTTAATCGGTGCTGGTACGGGTTCAATGTCTAGCTGGACTATTAAAGAAGGTAATGGTACTGAAAGCACATCGGTAACAAACGGAGAAACTTTAACAATAGCACAGGGTACTGGCATACAATCTGAAATGACCTCAACAAGTAGTGGTGGTACGATTACAATATCAAATACATCTCCAAACGTAACCACAAACCTAACTACTTCTACTACAACCACGTCTGTTACTGTAAACTCATCTGACGGCACTAACGCTACTATCGGGGAAGCTACAAGCTCTGCAGCTGGAGTGATGTCAACTACTCATCACAACAAGTTAGACGGTATTGCTGCTAACGCAACAAATGTTACAAATAACAACCAGATAACTAATGGTGCTGGATATATAACCTCAGCATCGTTACCAACAGTAAATAACGGCACGCTTAGTTTATCAACATCAGCTGGTCTTGACGGGGCTGGTACATTTACAGCCAATCAAAGTGGTGCCTCTACATTTAACGTTTCGTTAGATTTATCGGAGCTGGTAGATATGACATCGGGCGTAAGTGGCCTTAATGATGAGTTAATTCTATTAGATAGTGGTGCTGAAAGGAGAAAACGAATAGGCGAGATTAACTTAGGTCAATTCAATAACGACCAGGGGTGGACATCTAACTCGGGAGATATTACAGCAGTAACTGCTGGAACTAATTTAACAGGTGGAGGAACAAGTGGCGCAGTTACCTTAAATATGGCTACTGGTGGTGTTGGGGCTGGAACTTACGGCTCAACATCAAACTCAACTAAAATAGATAGAATAACTGTAGATGCTTATGGTAGAGTAACCGCCATAACTACAGGAGCAACTGGAGACGTCGATGGTGTTACAGCCGGCACTGGTTTAAGCGGGGGCGGAACCAGCGGCACTGTTACGTTAAACCTAGATTTTTCAGAACTTACAGATAAGACTACAGATATTAGCGGTACCACAGAATTTATTTTACAAGACGGTACAACCGAAAGTAGAAAAGCCGCAAGCGAAATAAAGCTTTCAAATTTTAACAACGACTCCGGCTGGACTTCAAACACAGGTGATATAACTGCGGTTAATGCCGGCACTAATCTTACCGGCGGCGGTACATCAGGCAGTGTTACACTAAATATGGCTACTGGCGGTATAGGGTCTGGAACCTATGGTTCTACGGCTAATGGTACTAAAATAGATAATATAACTGTAGATGCCTACGGTAGGGTAACCGCTATAACTACAGGGGCTACAGGTAATGGCGATATTACAGGTGTAACAGCTGGAACAGGTTTAAGTGGTGGCGCAACATCTGGGAATGCTACTTTAAATTTAGCTAATACAGCAGTAACAGCAGGGAGTTATACAGCAGCAGATATTACAGTTGATGCACAAGGTAGAATTACAGCAGCAGCGAGTGGTTCATCAGGTGGTGGTGGTATAACTCCATCTGTAATAAGCACTAACACAACAGCAGTAAAAGATTATTTATATGTTTTTACAGCAAGTTTAACACTAACATTACCTGCAAGTCCAAGCGCAGGAGATGCTTTAAAAATAGTAAATTTAAGTAATACATCAACTTGTGTTATAGCAAGAAACGGAAGCAATATAATGGGTGTAGGAGAAGATTTAACACTAGATAACACAAACGCAAACTTTGAAATAATATATGCAGCAGCAACTCAAGGATGGGTGCTAGTTGGAGCAAACTAATAAAACTATGAGTAATTATTCACAATTTTTCCCTGAAGGAGATACAAGTATAAAAAGAAACCCTAATGACTTACCTATCATTTATCTACAAGGAGATAGTATAGGGAATGTGCCTGATAATTGGTATAGAAGTAATCTAGCAAGAAATTCAGGATTAAATATAGCATCTAATAGTTCTAGTAATCCTTTAACAGGAACTAGCGCATCTTTAAGTCAAAATTTAGCATCTGCAACTCAAACAGCAAACACAGAAGCAACATTATTAAATATAACAAGTGGAAGTGGTTTTTTGTGTAATGTTATAACAGCAACGTCAGGAGATAGTGATAGTGGTTCTAATGCAGGTACTCAAACTATTAAAATAACAGTAGATGGTACTGAATATACTTTTAGCTATGACTTAAGTTCAACAACAAATGGAACAAGGCTATTGTGGGGTTATCACAGTAGAGGAGATTTTTATACAACTAATTTAAGTAATGATACCACAGCAGTAGGTTTTATGGGTAATGGTGGTTTAACAAATCAGCCATCATTATCTTTACCAACATATGTAGATGTTGGAAGTAACTCATATCATCCAAGCGTAAAAATATATAGTGTTCACGAATTTATACACTACAATTTACCAAGATTGAGGTTTGAAACAAGTTTAACAGTAAAAGTAACTAATACAACTATGTCTAGTGATA